AGATGGAGAGCCGGGTGATTCTCTTTGGCAATCCCTCAGATCCGGAGATAGCTGAGAGCATGCGTAGGCTTAAAAATGTAGGCCGTGAAGTTTATACCAAGCCTCGCGCAAACTTCGACACCGGCCTTGGCAAATGCGGCAAGCACTTATGCCATTGCAAAGAGATCTGCCAGGAAGAATACTTGAATCAACCTTCAAAACTCTAAATCCATGGAAAAAAATTTATCCAATTCGATGACGAGGATCATCGAATCTAAAGAAGCTGATCATTGTATGGTGATTGCTTACAATGAACGAGGTATAGAATGTGCACATGGCTTTCCGTCAGATGAAGCTGAGCGCAACAGAATGATTGATAATTTTTCTGAATTATATTCTCGTGTTGAAACCGTTTTGATTGCAGCACCCAAAGAAGAGCTCTTCCTGGAAGAAGAAATCATTCAGGACCAGGCGGAACATATCCGAGCAACTAGCATTCGTTTTCCCGAAAGTTTTGTGATAGCGAATCCTCATCCCTTCAACATCGCTTAACCATGACATATGCATTCAAACGCAAACGCGCGGCAAGCCGCGTACTTCGGAACATCGAGTGGATGTTGCGCAAGATTTATAACGGTTGGCATTTTGAAAAGACTGAGCAAGAGCTTCTATACGATCGCGCCTGGTACGAAGCACAACATGATTATCAGTGCAATGTTTTTACAGGCTACTGGCGCCCTGGTAAGGTTATAAGCATGCAGCACATATGATCCGCATCAACGAAGTCTCTGATGAGGCCCTACTCGATATCTACGCCAACAGCTGCCGGCACATGGCACGGGCGCGCAGGAATCTTTCTTACGAGATATCACTAGAGGATATGCAAATTGATAACGACCACATCATGCGAGAAATTATGAACCGCATCCCGAGCACACACAAATGGTGCGTGGATGAAATTCGCAAGGGCCTCACCGAGCCTGCACGCGATATCAAAGCGGGTATGCAATACCGGCATAACGTAATTCGAGGCCTTCGCTTGCAGATCTGCGACGAGGTCGACTATAAAGGACCATTGTTCAGTTGCCGCGCTTTCATCGGCAGCATCTACGTGTGCCGGTTCATCATAAAGCAGCACACCATACTTCAACACTTCGAGCGAATATGACACGCTTCTACATTCTTCGGCTTACACTCAAGCATAATGCAATTGCATTTGCCACAGTAGTGATGGCTGCAGGGCTGATCATTGCCGCTATGCTTTTCCTGGGATTGTTTTTTTTACTCGCCAATAAACATTTGCTATGAATGCACTACCCGGTCAAAATATTGAAGAAACACCTGGAGAACGAGTACAAGTGGCTCGGCTACGAAGGCATTGCCTCTGCCGATATCAAAATAAAAGAAGGAGTGCGCATGGCCAGGGAGCGAATACCACAGCTGGAGGACGCGATAAAAATATTAAACAAACCCTTCGAAAACATGGGCTATAACAGAGCAAAGAACGGGGCACGTGGTGAAGCTCAGCCCTTAGCCACCGACAACCAACTAAACTTATTCGCATGAAAGAGCGCCCGATATTATTCAGCACCGAAATGGTGAACGCAATTATTGCAGGCAGGAAAACTCAGACCAGGCGAATAATTAATCCACAACCAACCGACAGTTGGATGAATAATGCAAAATCTATTTGCCCGTCATTGAACATGTATAGATCGAATGGTGAACAAATGTTTTGGATAAGCGATGGCAATACAAGAGAAACAAAAAATCGGTACGGCCAACCAGGTGATCTCCTTTGGGTGCGCGAAACTTATTGCAGAATGTTCACGGTAGATGCCAATGACAATGAAGAATTTTTATACAAGGCGATTGTTGGTCATGAGGAAATTTTAAAAACAATGGGATGGAAGTGGAAGCCTTCCATATTCATGCTCAAAGCGGCCGCACGCATTTGGCTACAGATAAAAGAAATTCATGTCAAGCGCCTACAAGATATCAGCGAAGAAGATTCGATTGCTGAAGGAGTGGTGGAGTATGAAGATGGCACTTTCAAAAACTATTTCAAAGTAAAAGGACTGCGAGCAGAAGATGGTGTTGAATGCCTTTTAGCTAAAGGATCATATCAAAGCCTTTGGCACAACATCAATGGCAAAAATTCCTGGGATTCAAATCCTTGGGTGTGGGTCATCACTTTTAAAGTTATCTCTACCACCGGACGGCCCGAGGAAGTAAAAGAAATGGAGGTGGCAAATGGGTAAGCCATTCGAGAGGTTCACAGAGGTTGATAAAAAATTCATTCGTGAAAATTTAAATCTCACCAATAAACAAATCGGTTTGGCTCTCGGCCGAAGTGAATCTTCTATTAGTTGGCAGATCGCGCAAATGAAAATTAAGCGCGATTTGGGAAAGAAAATATGGAGTGAAACCGAAATAGAAGAGTTAAAGCAAATTGCACAAGGTAAATCCAGAATAGAGATAGCTGCCCATTTTAATCTGCCCGTCAATGTTGTGGTAGCAGCAATGAAAAACAGAGGTATAACCAATGGTCGAGACACCAAGCTCAAAACAGGGAATATACCTTTCTACAAAGGGAAGAAAATACCGGTGGAGTTTCTTTCTGAAGCTATGCGCAAAACTTGGTTTCCGAAAGGCAATGTCCCTCACAACACAATGAACGATGGTGATATCATCACGAAAAATCCATGTAAAGGAAATCCTATTCCTTATAAATGGATTCGGTTGAGTGTGAATGATTGGCAGCAACTTCACAGATATAACTACGAAAAATTTATTGGGCCCATACCGGATGGCATGTTGGTTGGTTTTAAAGATCGCGACACTTTAAACTGCGAACCTTCTAATCTGTTCTTAGAAACTGCACAACAGCACATGGAGCGCAACACGATCGCGAGATTCTCTCCGGAATTGCGCAGTACAATTTTATTGGTGGCAAAAGTCAAACGCAAAATCAAAAACTATGCAAAACAAGATTGAGGATTTACGCAATCACTTATTCGCCCAATTAGAGCGATTAAGTGATGATGATGAAATGAAGAATCCATTGGCATTGGAGCGCGAACTTAAAAGGGCTCATTCATTGTCAGAAGTCTCGACCGTTATCGTTGCCAGCGCAAAGGCAGAAACGGATTATCTCCGGGTGACAGGTAAGGCTCCCGAAAATTCATTCATTCCACTAGATAAAGCAACTCCTAAAGACCAAAAACAACTCAAATGAAAACCATAGACGAAAAATTTGAAGCCATCAAAGCACTCAGTGCGGCCAAGGATCAGGTAGAAGATGACCTGAAGAATATATTGCACCAGCGCGATATCATTAATTCGATCACCGGAATAGCATTTGAAAAAGAAGGCAAGCCGTATGTGATCGATTTGCCAACAGAACTCATCAACCGAATTCTGGTAATCATTCAAACTCACCTTACAACCCGGCGAGAGCAAGTTATCTGTGAGGCCGAGAAACTCATCGGACCTGTGGAGCATGAAGAACCTAAGGAAAACGAAACAGCACCCCTTAACCAATAAACCATGAAAATAGAAATCGTAGGGCTGATCAATAATATAGGTGGCATCAAGCCGCTGAGCAAAGGCTTTCAGCAATATGTTATTTTATCGATACCAGAAGCCAAAGATGAGTTTGGCGATGTAAAGCGCAAAGAACAATTCTTTCGCATCGAGATATGGAGCAACAGCCAAACTGATAGCCGCTTTCTGGATGCGCGCAACATGAAGGAGAAAAAGAAAGCTATCGTTTACCTGAACGGTGAGCGATGGATGCCTACCGGATCGCAAGAGTTTGCTTACAACAACAAGTTGAAACTGGCCGAATGGCAAAAGGCATGAAAGGTCCCGCATGCAGGACTTGTGGTAACCCATTACACGGTAAAAATGCGATTGACGTAGGATATTGTTTGAGTTGTTATAACATCATGATGGCCGATGATGATTCAGATTTCCAACCGTGCGATGAATGTGATCTTCCTGATGCATGCGAAGATTTCGGATGTGCAATAAAATCTGGCGTGCGGAAGGATCCACGAATATTTTAAGCGAACTAATTTTTTAACCTGTGCTCCCTACTTCTACAACCACAATAGATTACACCTACGTAACCCAGCGCCTGGCAGAGCTGGGCATTGATGAGAAACAAAATACTTTCCATCGCACCTGGACCAGCCGAAGCGATGACACTAAGGATGGCAAAATAGTCACTACCGAAAAGCAGGAATCGCGCAACTACAAGATCCTCGATGCCGATCAGGAAGGAAACATTGCAATCCGTTATTTCAATCTGCATGGCCAGCCTTACCGATGGAAAAGCGAGGACTCAAAACAGAGTCGCGATTTTATTCGCAAGCGCCTGAGAGAGCCTAAAGGCGATATGAAATACAAGCAGGATCCGGGAAGCCCGCAATTCCCTTTCTTCCCGAAAGCCATCATTGAAAAATTCAAGCTTGCAAAAGAATGGCACGATCAATTTGAAGTTGTAGATGGGAAGAGATTGCCTAAAGAAGGCAAAGCTCCTGCAGAAAATAATCCTGGCCAGCTGCACACACTCTTCCTGGTGGAAGGAGAAATTAAATCCATCAAAGCTTCATTGTGTGGGGTTGATATCGTGGGCCTGCCAAGTATCCATGGTTTCTACAATGGAGATATCAAAGGCCGGCTGCATGAAGATATCGAAGAGCTGCTGATCACCTGCCAGGTGCAGAAGATAGTCTTCCTGGTGGATGCAGATTTACTCAGCCTTAAGTGGGCCGAGGGCAAGGACCTGGCCAAGCGTGCCTACAGTTTTTACGGATCCATTAAAGCCTTTCGCGAAAGTCTGCAGCACCTGATCGACAACGAGCTGGTGGATCTTGAGCTGGTGTACTTCATGCACCAACGCATCAAGTTTATGAACGATGCAAAGGGCCTCGATGATCTGCTGGTAAAGTATCCGGAGAAGACATTGGATATCGTTGCAGATCTTCACAATCTGAACAGCGCCAGGGTATTCTTCGATTGCTTCATGATCAACGATATCAGCAAAGATATCCAGGGCCGTGTCTTCAAGCTGCTTGGCCTAACTGATGAGCAAGAGTTTTATAAAACATATGCGGATTTTATCGGCAATCGCGAGTTTAAATTCAAGCGAAGGCGCTACATCTACGACAGCGAGAAAAGAGAAGCTGTTTTTGTAAAGCATGAGGATGCTGAAAAGTTCATGCGCGTGGGTCCGGATTGGGTGAAGCTTATCAGCAAGAAAAATAAGCATGGTGAAATGGAAGAAGAGATCGTGCCCTGGAAGATCAGCGAGATCCAGCGCGACTACGGAAAAAAGTTTCCCGACTTCATTGAAACGATTATTCGCTACGATGATTTTTGCAATGAGCCCAGCTGGAACGGATCTTACCAGCAATCCATTCACGGATGCTATAACGTATGCCGGCCGCTAAAGTGGCAACCGAAAGCCGGCAGCATCAAGAGCACAGCAGGATTTTTAAAGCACCTGTTCGGTGGCCAGGGAAATATCATTTTGGATGACCAAGGAATGTTTGAAAGAGAAGATGCCTTCCGTGGTGATCAGTTCACAGTAGCACTCGATTATCTCACCGTCATGCTGAAGCATCCGAAACAAATGCTGCCGGTACCGTGCCTAGTGAGCCCCGAGAATGGCACTGGAAAGTCCACCTTCCTGAAGTGGCTGCAGATGATCTTCGGAGATAACATGTGCATACTTGGCAACGCGCAATTTCAGATGAAGTTCAACGGCCACTACGCCACGAAATATATTATTAGTATCGATGAAGGATTTCTCGAAGTAGACAAGAAAGCAGAGAAAGAACGCCTGAAGCAGCTGGTTACATCCGACAGTATTTACCTCGAGCACAAAGGCATGAACGTGCGCAAGATCAACTACTACGGCAAGATCATCATCTGCAGCAACGATGCCGATCGACTGATGAAGATCGATGAAGGAGAGAGCCGGTGGTTCGTGGTGCGTGTGCCAGTGATCCCTAAAGAGAAGAAGGATCCCGACCTCGAGGCAAAAATGAAAATTGAAGCAGAAGCCTGGCTTCACTTTCTTTTCAATCGGCCGGTGTTCCATCAGCGCGTGGACCGCTTGTGGTTCGCTCCGGAGGATTTCATTACCGATCAGATGAAGATCATCGTGGAAACAACGAAGAATCGTGTGGACCGCGTATTTGAAGATTGGATACAGGAGCAGTTCATGCTGTACAAGCTGCCGGTGCTTCGATTCTCACAGAAATATCTTACTGAAGTGTTCAATGATCCGAAGAATAGCAAGTACAAAATTGATGCAATTGAATTGAAGGGATACCTGGAGCGCAAGAAGATGACATTAGACGTGCCACAGCGCATCAAAATTCCCATGGGGTTCAACCTTCCGCAAGATGTGATGATGCAGGTGAGTGGCAGCATGATAGCCTACAAAGAAGAAATGGCCAGGCCTTATAAGTTCGTTGCTGATGATTGGCTTGCACCATCACAGATGGATGAATTTAACAAGCCATTTACAACTGTTACGGATCTCTCGAAGACCGGAAAAAATGAATCGACTGACGAGAATAGCAGCGGTGGCAACACTGACGATCTGCCTTTTTGAAAATATTTTAAACAAAACAGTGTAACATCTGTAACAATTGTAACAAATGAAAAATAATGATAGAAACGAAGATTTAGCGAGTGAGTGTATCTACAAATGTTACACTAGTTACTTTACTCTGGTAAGTTGTTACAAATGTTCGTTACGTTACGCGTTTTTTAAAATCCATTAGAGGCAAAAATGATGACCGAAACCATAAAATGCACCTACTGCCACACCGATCCAGGCACTGATAAGAACGGCAAATGGTCCGGTTTCCGCGATGCGGACACCAATGAGCTGGTCTGCTGGACATGCAAGCGCATGCATTACAAAGCCAAATTTTTGAGGCTTGGTGAGCTCACCTATAGCGAAATGCCGGTGATCAATTTCACTCCGCAGTTGAACCTAAATTTTTTGAAGCAATGAGCTACGCGAAAAAATACTACCGCAAGGAAGGCCGCTGTATCATGCGGACCAGTGATGTGAAGTGCACGGAAATACAGCTGCCCGATATAGCAACAGAAAAACTTCCTTTGGTGCTACACACTATTACCTTCCCGGACAAAGTCAGATTTGATGAATCTATCAAAGAAATGGAGGAAGTGGAAGAAGATGTTTTTGATCAGTATATGCTCAGTTTCACTCACCGCGTGAAAAATGATATCGAAAATCCAATGACTGAGCGATCAATAAAAAGAGAATTGAATAAGCAACAACACTTAAACTACAAATAAATGGAAACTATAAAAATCAAAATCCCAATTCCCAATGGGTTCGAAGTTGAAAGCTTCGACATTAAATCTGGCGAAGCCTTATTGAAGGAAAAGCCAAAAGATGTTTTATCGCGCATCCTTACGGATGATGATGTGCTTGCCGATAATGGCTACACATTAGACACCTTCAATAAATGGTGTGAAGGGCTCAGAGTTTATGAACGTGCCGACCGTTTTTTGGAACTATTGCACAACTCACTCAATGGAGATTGGGTGCCTGATTTTGACAATGCAAATCAGACCAAGTGGCGGCCCTGGTTCACGGGCGGTTCTCGCGGCTTTCGGTGTAGCGACTACGATGACTGGTACTCGCATTCGAATGTCGGCTCTCGCCTTTGCTTGAAAGAGGAAAGGCTTGCTATTCATGCCGGAACAAAATTCACGAAATGGTTTAAAGCTTCAATTATTAAATAATCTAAACATGGAAACGACAGAAATTACAAAACTAATGCGACGCGCAGGCACGATTGAATCAGCGCTGGCCTACCTCGGTGATCAGGATGATGAGGTGATTAGGTACAAAAAAATTCTCACTATTTTGGACGATCCCACAGATCACCTTTTGAATTATCAGACGGTCGTGGTTCTTGTCCGCGCTGTGAATGAAAAGAGAGAGCCTGATTGGAACAATCCAAAGCAGTGGAAATATTTCAACTGGTTTGAAATGGGCGGTTCTCGCGGCTTTCGGTATGGCGACTACGTTTGCTGGGGCTCGAATTCGGATGTCGGCTCTCGCCTTTGCTTTTTTGATTCTGACCAGGGCGAATGGCTGGCCAATCAACATCCTCAAGTATTCAAAAACTTCATGCTCATCATAAAGAAATAAAGCCCATGGAAGAGATAAAAAAACTCACGTTCGAATCTGCTTGCAAATTGAAAAAGCTCGATTCAAAAAAAGTTATTCCATCCTTCGAGCATCTACCCGCCAAGGATCGCAAGGCAATGCGAGCACACACCAAGATATGCATCATGGTGGCAGCCACAAATCAAATTGCTAATGGAGGAAAGCCATGGAAAGCCAATCATAAAAAGAGCAACCAAGTAAAGTATGAAGCTCGTTGGTACTATGATGGCGGTTCTCGCGGCTTTCGGTATCGCGCCTACGGTCGCTGGAGCTCGTCTTCGCTTGTCGGCTCTCGCCTTTGCTTTATAAGTTATGAAGTAATGAAGGCGCTCTCAGCCGATAACAAGACCTATGTAAAACTCTGGAACGAATACGCGCTTTAAAATAAAAAAAGGTTGTGCGGTGGTTGGGCGGTTCTCACGGCTTTCGGTATAACGACTACGATAACTGGAACTCGAATTCGAATGTCAGCTCTCACCTATGCTAAAGAAACACTATCGCAGACCATGCCTCTTGGCAAAAAATAACGGATTAAACCTTAAGGCGTTGGTATCCCGATAGCTATCGGGAGAAGGCGACTTATGAAAAGCAAAGGCTATGAAAAGAATAACTAACATCTACGATAAAATTACAAGCTTAAAAAACCTTCAGGATGCCGATGTGAAAGGGCAGAAGGGAAAAGCAAATCAATACGGTGTGATGCTTCACAACCGCAATAAAGAAAGCAATTTGCTTGTGCTCCAGGATATGCTAATGAGCAAAACATATAGAACATCTACCTACGACATTTTCACCATTCGCGAACCGAAAGAACGCATTGTTTACAGGCTTCCTTATTTTCCAGATCGCATTGCGCATCACGCGATCATGAATGTGCTCGAACCTATTTTTGTGAAATCATTCACAGCAGACACTTACAGCTGCATTAAGAAGCGCGGCATTCACAGCCTGCTTCAAAATCTCAAACATGAATTAAATGACATTCACGGCACGCAATATTGCCTGAAGCTGGATATAAAGAAATTTTACCCGAGCATAGATCATAATATGCTCAAGGGATTACTTCGCAGAAAATTCAAAGACAATGATTTGCTTTGGTTGCTTGATGAAATCATCGACAGTGCACCCGGGTTACCTATCGGCAATTACCTGAGCCAATACCTGGCTAATTTCTATCTCACTTATTTTGATCACTGGATCAAGGAAGAGAAGATGGAAAAATACTACTATCGCTATGCAGATGACATCGTTATTCTGCATTCAGACAAGGGCAAGCTTCACGAGCTACTGGCTGACATCAAAATCTATCTGGAAGAACTGAAGCTGGAAGTTAAAGATAATCACCAGGTATTCCCTGTGGATTCCAGAGGGATAGATTTTGTTGGCTATGTCTTCAGGCATTCACACATCAGGATACGCAAATCAATAAAGCAAAGCTTCGCGCGTAAGCTCAGCCGTAACCCTGCTCATCCTTCCAAAGCTTCGTATCGCGGTTGGCTCGGCCATTGCAACGCAAAACACTTAACCAAAAAACTACTCCATGCATAATTTTAGCGACTTCGACATTAAGCCAGAAGCAAAGACATTCATCGGCGATAAAATACCGGTGAAGAAGATTATTAACATTCAGATCAAGGTGCTTGATTTCAAAATTGAGCCATCAAAGATTAAAGAAGGAACAGAATGCCTTTACCTGCAAATTGAAAAGGGAGAAGAGAAGCGCGTTGTGTTTACCGGATCGACTATTCTGATTAGTCAAATCAAACGTGTAACTGTAGACAAGTTCCCATTCATAACTACCATCAAGGGCGATAACGATTATTACGAATTCACATGAAGCCGAAAATGTACAGCAGTCAGAGCAATAGCATGCTGCACGATCACATCATCGATGGCTTACACACTACGCATGAAGGCTTGCGCAGGCTCAAGGAGCAGAAACTGATCAAGCAAGATGAGTATGCAACTCTCCTGGAGAAGAACATCCAGCGCCTGGTCCAGCGTATACAGGAGTTCAGAATTAAGGAAGGCTTGGTGGAAGCGAACCGCAGACTCACGTGTATTTTCTTTGCGATTGCATTTGCATGGATGCAGGTCAATGGTGATGACCTCGAGATGAGAAGAACCAGGATAACGCGCACAATGAGAGCTCAGCGATCAGGAAGAAGAAGACTGGAAGAAATTTAATTTTTTAAACTACCAATGACAGCCACAACAACCAAACAAAAAATCCGACAGCAGTACACCATCGATGTATTTCCTCACGTGAAGAAATTTATGCTAAAAACATTTCCGCATCAGAACGGAGTTTTCAAAATTGAAGAGTGGAATACACTCGGATCCCTGGTCACACTTTGCCTGATCGACAACCGCGCGTGGAAGAACAGAAACTTCAGCAATGATGATGACTACTTCAAAGACAAGCTCACAGAGAAAGTTACCATCAAACTGAATAAAGAACAGATGGAGCTCTCGCCCAGGGAATATAAACTCATGCGCGTGAACAGTGAGATGAACCGGCTATTCAAAGAGCACCTATTCACCTGGGTGCGATCGCAATACAAAGTGGGCATGCCGGCACACAAAGCATGCAAGTCTTTCCTGGAACATTACAAGCTCGATCCGGACGGCACCGAGTACAACATAGATAATGCATACAAGGCCTGGCAGCGATCGCAAAGTAAGAAATAGAAGATTTTACCCGAAACCTGTCCTAATTTTACCCGAAGGATGTCCTTTTTGTAGTTTCATGCTTTCAAATGATGATTATCATCATTGAATATTCCGCTCAGCACAACCAGTAGATCCGCGTCCTAAAGGATAGCCCTTGTCTCTCCGCACTTTTACAGCGTGGGATACCTCAAGGCAATCAAGCGTCTAAGTCAGGAAGATAATACCGGTGGCCTCGTTCAATTGAAAGTCTGCCGCAAGGCCGATATCACTGCAATTCCTGCGCCCGTTGGTGGCGAAATTTTTGGAGACATCACCTTTAATGAAGGTGGCGCCTTTGTCACTTGGGATGTAACGCTAAGCACACCGCGCATGCAGAGCCCGAGCACAATAACCACCGAGGGATCCACCAAGAAAAATACACTCATCTTTTCTGTGCCAAAGGACCGGAGAGATCTCCGCGACATGTTCAGGCTCATGGAAAATGATGAGTTTATCGTGCTGTACACAGAAAACGGTCGCCAAAAAATATTTGGATTACTTGAGCAACCTGTTCGTTTCAGCGCCAATCATGATAGCGGTGCAGATATTGGCGACAAAAACGCGCATACCTGCCAGTTCTACTATACCGGTCCGGATAATATTTTCTATTACTCAGGCACCGGAGGTGTACCACCTGTGGGCCCAGCTCCTTCCATTGTCCGGTTCAACGGAGCGGTGATCGCCAGCCTTGCGCCAGGCGAAACATTGAACATCGATAGTGATTATTCCTTCAACGATTATTTCATCACATCATGAGCCCACTGGAATTAAAAAACTACTTCCGCGACCAGCTGCAACGCCTTCGCACGATCGCCCAGGAATACAATGTGCTCGATGCGATCGTTGATTTTATCACGCAAGCCATCACCGATGGCATACCGGCCTGGACCGCATTACTCACATTCAATACCGACGGTACCGGAGCTGGTGCCTTTTGTCTTTATCCGGATACGAATGGAAAGCTTCGTTTCTGGATTACCAAAATTGATGGCAACATCAATCACGCACCGCCCAACGATCCGCTGGTTGATGAGAATACGCAATGGAAGGAAGTAAGTCCTTCATCCGGATCTGCGGTGAAAGAATGGGCCGTAGGATTCTTTGGTGTTGGCTTGGTAATAGTTTACTACGATGTGAATGGCGATGGCACAGGCATGGATTTATTCAAGCTCACAGCAGCAACCAGGCCGTTTCATAGTACAGATTTTTTTGCAGAGCTCGCTGCCGGCACTTGGGAAAAGATAGGTGGACCTGTCGGTAATGTTTTGGATACATCAGCTGCACCCCTCGTCCTAGACTTGAAGCATAACAAAGAAGCAATTTTCGTGGCCAGTGCAGCAATTGGAGTAGCCAAGACCTGGACACTCGAAAACAAAACACTAGGCCAAAAGATAACAATACTGTTTTCCATCTCTGCAGCAGCTGATCAGGATTTTAGCACCGATGCATTTAAGATGGAAAAAATTAGTGGCGACTGGAATTCAGGTACAAAAAAATGGACACCTCCGGATGTAGGAGACTACGAAGCGATAGCAACATGGAACGGAACAAATTGGCTAATGAAAATAAACGGACCTTTCTGATGAAACAGATATCGATTTTATTTTTTGCTTTGGCGATCGCTTCCTCTTCATTTGCTCAAACCGTTAAATATCAGCAATTCCAAAACGCTGGCGCGTCCGATACTACTTCCACAAGCGGCAGGATGTGGTATAGCACAATCGCACATAAATTCAGCTTCGTTGAAAATGGGGTGATAAAACATTTTGGTACGGGCAGCACATTGCCGCCACTATCTCCTGGATATATTTATGTTGGTAATGGATCAAGCGTGGCAACACCTGTGCCATTGAGTGGTGATGCTTCTTTATCAAGCGCAGGAAGTTTAACCGTTACGGGTCTGCAGACAAAATCCTTGCCATCACTTACGCCGGGATTTTTAAAATACTCAGGGAGCGCCTGGACATTTGATGCATCAACTTATATCACCGGCAACCAAACCATAACGCTTTCCGGAGATGTAAGCGGAAGTGGTACGACCGCAATAACGACAGCCATTGGAGCCGGTAAGGTGACCAACGCAATGCTCGCCGGATCCATTTCGGATGCAAATATTTTGTCTTCATCGAATTGGAATACTGCTTACAATAGATCTGGTACCAGTTTAGGGTTTTCAGCATCCACTTTCACTTTCACAAAACAAGATGCATCAACGCTGACTGTTTCTGTTCCAACCTTCAATCAAAATACAACGGGGACAGCTGCAGCCTGGACCACAGGCCGAACGCTTTCGATCTCAGGAGATCTCGCCTTCACCAGCCCATCATTTGATGGAACCGGAAACGTGACAGCTGCCGGCACGCTGGCCACGGTGAATAGCAACGTTGGAACTTTTGGAAGCGCAACAAAAAGTGTGACAACCACTGTTAATGGTAAAGGGTTGATCACTGCTATTTCAGAACAGACTTTAACTCCCGCTGTTGGATCCATCACAGGCCTGGGAACAAATGTTGCAACATTCCTGGCCACGCCATCGAGCGCGAACGAAGCAGCCGCATTGACGGATGAGACTGGCACAGGTGCAGATGTTTTCGCCGGTAGCCCGGCATTCACCGGCACACCAACACTTGGAACACTTGGATTTTCGGATACTGATATTTTATTCAGCCTTCAAAAGTCTGTCAATTCATTTGTACAATTCGATTTACAAAATACGAACGCAGGAGCTGCCGCGAGTATTGATTTGATTCTGAATAATGATATAGCTACTGCCACTACGCATTATGGCGATTTCGGCATGAACTCATCCGGATTTACAGGATCAGGATCGCTTAACCTGGCGAATGCCGTTTATCTTTATGCAAGTGATGACGATCTTGTGTTTGGTACGAAGGCAAACAAAGCCATTCATTTCTTGACGAATAATTCAACAACCGATGCGCTGGCGATCGCAGGCAATTCTACTTTCAATTTTACGACGCCATCATGGACAGCTACGGCAAATAATCAATATAGCTGGGTGAGCACCGCGACAGGTATATCAAGATCAACAGCATCTGATGCCTTTGGAATTTATGATTTTAATTCAACGATAACGGCCAATTCCACATCAATTGATGCGGTGGGATTTACTATTGATTATACTCCTAAGACCACAAGTGGAATTGCTACCGTTCAAAATGGTAATGGGAATGTGAATAATGGTATTTCATTGGCGGGGATGACTCCTGGAACATATACAAGCGTAGCCGCATCATCTACGTCAGGAACAGGAACAGGTGCCTTATTTACAATTGTTGTTGCTACCGCAACATCCTTAACATCGATAACTAAAACGACCGCAGGAAGTGGTTATAATCAAGGCGAGACTCTCAATTTCAATGGAAGTTTATTTGGCGGTTCTGGGACGATAAGCGTAACAATTTTAACGACTGTTAACACCTTTGGAGCTAATGCGTCAGCATTGAGGATTTATCACAGGCTCCCAGATAATCCAGGTATGGGAAAAAAGTATATTGATTTTCAAAACGCTGCTGGGACACAAACACTGGGTGGTATATCAGTAAGTTATTTATCGGCTTCCCCAAGTACTTATGGAATTGCGATTCAGGATCAAACCGGAACTTTTATTTCCTCATCTGGATCGTCCATAGCTCTGTTGCGAAATACATCCACTTCATTTGGTTCAAGTTTTACTGTCAATAATGCCACCTTCACCGTAACTGGTGGAAATTCTGTTTTTGGAGGAGGAGCTTCTTTTGCAGGATCAATAAACTTGGCAAAAGGGTATGGCAGTTTTTCTTCAACTGGAAATACTCAATTCGCATTTGAGACAAATCCTACCGTTACCACAGTAGGAGTAATTAATACGGTCACCGTATCTGGGTCTGCTACCAACGGCACTTACAATAACATATCATTGACTGGAGGAACAGGTACAGGAGCTTTGTACATTATTACTGTTGCTGGTGGAGTTGTCACCGCGGCTGTCCCAAGCACATCGGCGGGCCGTGGATTAAACTATACTACTGGAGACGTTTTGAGTGGAGTGGTCACGGGTGGAACGGCATCGATCACGGTTGCATCGGTTGACTTTACCAATAACTTTATCTCGCAATATTATGATGTGAGCTCATTCACAGATGCCAAATCTCAAAATAATTACGTATCAGCTAATTACACGCCAACCTATAACATAACATCAACTCAACCCGGAACGATTGCAGCTGTCTGGTATAAAGCAAATCATACAGCGACCGGATCTTTCAATGTTAGAAATTTTATCTATGAGAATACTGGCAGCTTTGGAGGCATCGGTTCTGCATCGGCAAATTTAATTGCCACCTGGGATGTAAATGGAAGTTCCGCTGAGGGCGTATCAACAAGTTCAGCCGGAACCTTAACGCTTGATAAAACAGCTACCGTTTGGGTATTCACTGGCACTACTACTACATGGACTTTACCAGCTATCAGTGGCAATACTAGATTGAGATACGTGGTTTACAATCGCGGGTCAGGCAACTTAACACTTCAACGTGCTGGATCGGATAATCTCTATGCAGCCGGTGCCTCTGTTACTTCGGTAACGATAGCGGCGGGCTCTTCGAATGCAATAATCAATGACGGATCATTTTGGCTAATACGATAATCTTAAAACTCAAACTAATGAAAAAATTAATTTTTCTGCTCCTGCTTTTGCCCATCGGATTGATAGCGCAAAGCAATTCTTTTGATCCATATTCGATTGCTGTTAACACAACATCGGTTAAGTTCAAATCATTATTTGTGAAGGCTGACAGCTCTTTCAGTGCAAGTGAATTGAATACCATATTGCCCCCACTTCCTGCTGCTGCTACAATAACGATCACGATCACCGATAGCGGTGCAGCAACGCTTGCTGATATTCGCGACAATCTTTGCGTCATTTGGGGATACACCGGTGCCGCGAATGACAATGCCGCGAAACTTGCTTTCCTAAAAGGCTTCCTTGTCAATAAAATCATCAATGACTACGGTCAGCAAAAAGCAATTTCCGCAGCCCAGGCAGCCCAGGCAATCACCACACAAGTAAACGTGCAATAATGAAAGCAATCGTAACCATTTTGTTCCTGGCAATTAGATCATTTGCTATCGCTCAATCGCCAGCGAAGAAACCTGATACAGTTTCTGTTCAGCTTTCTGCCTATGAGAAATCACAGGTCACAGAGCATGAGAATATCATGCACGAGGTGCAGAAGCATAACCAGGAGTACTTGACGTTCCTGGGGAAATACCTTTCCTCCAACAACATTGATCCTGCCCGGGTGAGCCTTCATCAGGATAGTTTAAGGTTCATTCCACCAAACAAATTCTTAATCACCTTCAAACCAAAAAAGAAATAGTATGGATACGCCCACACCCAATGATCAAAAAGGAGAAGAGAAATATTTTCACATCGAGAATATCACCAAAAATTTGCTCACCACAATAATTGGATGCGCGCTGATGTGTGTAAGCGCGATCGCATTTATGATACCATGGTTTGTGGTATTGAAGGTGCAACCGCCTGCGCCATGGATTTTAGGTGTTGTATTTGCAATTGGATTCATGCTGCTTTTTGCCAGAGACAAAGTGATCACTTACATCGATGTTTTCACCAGAAAGAAAATTGATTCAACAAAATGACAGGGCATAACATGCATCAAGTGCTTCTACCTCAGGTTAAATCCTTCATCCTTTTCATTGGAACACTGGCAATAAAGGGATGCGCCATAATCTGTTCTTATCTGAGTTTCGGTGAAATCAACTCAAAGAACATTCTATTTTGCTTTTTCATCTTCATGATGTTCCTGCCCGAATGCGGACTACTTTTTTCAAAGGACTTTAGAAAATGGGTGAAGGCAGGTGTTGAGGATAGTGATGGGGAATTCAATAGCAGCGACCTGGGCAATTTGCTACAGCATTTCTCCACGCTTTGGTGCATACGCCTTTATGTGCTGTTCGGATTATTGGAAGCTTTCTACGGAGTGCAAGTACGTGAGATCTATGTAATGGGATCCTTAGCCGGCGCTTTTGGAATTGAAGCGATCGGATTCCTGACTAATAAAAAAGCAAAAGCGAAACTACCGTAATATGGAATTCCTTCTACAACGATATTCGAACGTGCTGGAAAATGGTGGATCCACACAGGGTTTATTTTTTGAAAAGACACCTGGTGGTTTATTGTTTCATTCTCATTCGATCGAGGATGAAGGGCGCCTTGTGAAAGTGATGGGCGAGACAAGGTTCTGGGCAGGCCGCTATGAATTGAAAATATTGAAGCTTGAAAATGACTGGACATTGCGCCATCGTGCTAGGTATGGTGATTGGTTTAAGTTTCCTATCGAGATCACCGGTGTAAGAGATTTCACGGGCTTATTAATTCACACCGGCGTGGACCAGAAGGATACTGAAGGATGCCTTTGCCTGGATGATACCATGGGCAACAATACAATTGACCCTGCTAACCAAGGAGCGCGAAGCCTCGAGGCCGTGAAAAGGTTTTATGATAAGTGCTATCCTTTTCTTGATGGCGGCGGCCGGGCCTGGCTGGAAGCGAGAGACGAACAATTTTTAACCAAGGGAGTATGATTCTAATTATCTGGTTCATCTTTATCGCCTTGATGATTGTGGCCAATTGGGTAATAATTGAAAAGGAGAAATCAAGCCCATTGCATCCACTTAATGCAGCGATCTGTGTGGCTATAGCATTTGTGCTCTTAAGATATGTGGGAGATCCCCGGCCGCTGTGGTTTATGATTCCTTGTCTTTTCATCACCTACTGGTGGACCTTTGATTCAGGCGAAAACGGAATAAGGGGCTTACCCATTCAGCACCTGGGCACAAAATCATTGTTGGATAGGTTGTGCAAACCTAAAGAGGCCGTTGCTTTCTGGCTGAAGTCAATTGCATTCGCAGGGTTCACGTTGTCATACTGTTTCAATTCTCTGTCAGATTATTTCAACTAATGAAAAAATATTTGTTCATTCTCCTGGTCGCAACTGCTTGTTCACCCAAGATGATCAACACAGCAACCACAACCACCCGCGATAGCCTGGCTGTAAAAATTGTTCACCATCGCGACACTATCCGTGTGCCTGGTGACAGCGTAGTTGTGATCAAGACCATTCACGATACAGTTTCATTCACGATCGAAAAGAAGGTAGGGCGATCGGATATCATCATCACCAATAAGCATGGCCAGTTGAGCGGCAAGTGTGAATGTGATTCGATACAGCGAGCCTATGACATTCTTCAAAAGGATACTACCAGGTACAAGTTCAAGGAGACAAAAATTACCCGCACGGTATATCAACAGGTCACAAACAAATTTGATAGATTCTGCCGGTGGTTTTTCATTGTGGTGGTGGCTATGGTTTCTCTTTACGCGGGGCTGAAACTTAAGGGCAAGCTCCCTATTCCCTTCTGAGGCAGGCCCGTCCTAAAGCATATCGCTGCATCAGAGCGAATTTTGAGTCACTTAAATGCAACAAAGCACTGATTGAAATGGGAAAGCTCTAATTACTTAATGTGAAGGACCTCTTAAACCATAAGTGGGCTCTTGCCGAGAGTTATATGACCAGGCACTTCGATGTGTACTATCACGCATTGCGCAATGGCCATGACTTGGGCAAGAAAAAAAACTTTGAGGATTTCCTTCCTTCCATTCAATCGCTTTTATCCGTTGCTGATGATCTCAGACCGGGTGCAGATACAATTCAGATTTCATTTGATGACCAATCTAAATTGCCGATCGCAAAAGCGAACGGCAAAAATATTGCACTCATTCCTGTAATTGGTCCATTGACTAAATACGGTGACTTGTGCACCATGGGCATGCAGGATTATCAAAGCCTGCTCAGTCGCGCCAACGCTTCATCATCCATTGATGGCATTGTTTTGATCATGGACACTCCCGGTGGCACCGTTGACGGTACTCCGGAATTTGGCCTAGCAATTAAAAATAGTGCGAAGCCTGTTGGCATTTTTGGCGATGGCATGGTGGCCAGTGCAGGAATTTGGCTCGCGAGCCAGGCTGGTGTGATTGTTGGCAACAAAAACAATCCAACAGAATTTGGAAGTATCGGTGTGCTGATGGCATTGCCGAACTATCAAAATATGATGGATGCCGGTGAGGTTCCGAAGGTTGAAATATTCCGCGCATCACAAAGTACAGAGAAGGCTCAAATCAATTCTATTGAGCCCATCACAGATGCAGGCAGAGCACAATTGCAGGCAGAGCTCGATGACCTGGCAAGTCAATTTATTGCAACTGTTAAAGCTGGCCGCGGTGATGCATTAAAAGCAGACACAGAAGGAATTTTTGCAGGCAGGATGTATGACGTCTACAAATCGAAATCAGCTGGATTGATTGATTCAGTGGGCACACTGCAAACGGCAGTGAACAAAGTGGCCGAGATGGCCAAACAAAAGTATTCTGGACTTTCTTCCGGAACTGGACAAGGCACTAATAATGCAAATCAAAATAATATGTGGAAACAATTCCTGTCTTTTCTCGGATGGTCCGATGACAAGACTGCAGGCCTAACCGAAGAGCAGGCAAAGGAGGCAAGCGAAAAAGAAGTTGCTGCCTTACGTGCTTCTCTTAAAGCGGCCGAAGATTCAAAGGCTGCGTTAGATGCCAGAATTCTAACACTCGAAGGTGAGAAGCAATCATTGGCAACTGCGAAAGCAGAAGCTGATAAACAAATTGCCACGCTCACTGAAAGCGAAACAAAGCTTAAAGCTGAGTTAGCTAAAAAACCAACCGGCACTTTAATCACCTTAATTCCTGATGCTTCAAAAGAGGCTGAAGTGAATGCGGACGGAAAAGAAAAGACTGAAGAAGGAGCTAAGAAATACCGCACTTCAGCTGATGATGAAGCGGACAAGATTCGCAAGGCAAACCATGACAATCAATTAATCAAATAGCAATGAAAAAATTACTTGCACTATCGTTTTTATTTTTGCTTACCGCGCTGAGCGTGGCTATAGCAAATCCAGCACCATTGCTCCTGCAGTGGGCAACACCGCGCTCTATCGTTCTGGCATTATCAGATGCAGATCTTAGCGCGATCACTTCCTATGCTGCAAACAACCAGGCAGCACTTATTTCCACGCTTGTCAATGGACTTGACATTGCACAGGATATCATGGTAATGCCTGGAGTGAAGAACAAGATTCCGATGCCAAAATTAAAAGTTGGCAATGGGGCTCGTCCTTATAGTGGCACTCAGGAATTCAAAGTGAAAAATCTGAAATACACCGACCGATTCCTTGAAGTGAAAGTAGGTAAGCGTGAATTGCAGATTGATCCTGAAGATTACATGGCATCCTATTTCGCGTGGATCAATTCACCCGGATCAGCGGCAGGCAAAAAGGATATTCCTTTTGCAGCCTTCATGTGGGACCAGGTAATCAAAGGTTACCAACGCGAGCTGAATGATGAGACTGCTTACAAAGGGTTTGATGGATCTGCAACTGCAGCTTACAATGCAGGCACGGTTTATAATCCCGGTGACATGATCAAATTTGCAACGGCCACTGATAACCCGAACGGTGTTTTGGATTGGTATTTGTGTATAACACTTACCACGGCCGGCCAAAGTCCTGATACAACTGCAGCAAAATGGCAGAATGTAACAGCTCGCGCAATTGCACCTGGTGTTGAGTCTTATATTTTGACTGCAATTGCAGGATCCGAAATTGCACCAGTAGCAACTGGAGCTATTACCAGCTCTTCAGGCGTATCGATTGCCGCGCACAAGAAATTGTACAGGTCATTCATTGCTCCGTACAAAAATGCGGGCATCATAATTAGTGAGTCTTATACTGATTTTGAATTGTTGCTTGATGATTTGAGCGATAAGTACAAGGCAGTGAAAGACAATGTTGCGGCCAATGGATTTCTTGTTCTTCCTGACACAAACAATAAGTGTATCGTGAAGCCTGCAACCTGGTTAGGTACATCTCGCAGGTTGATAGCTGGACCTGTTGTGCCAGGTGAAGCTCGTCATTGGAATTTGTATATGGGTACGGACCTGGCTAGCGATGCCAATGGCATTTCTGTAAAAGATACTGAACTCTGGAAATTGAATGCAGGTATTAAATCTCGCATCGGGTTCCAGATCCAGGATACTCAGGCAATCAAAGTAGGAGACCAATCTTAATCAGAATATCAATGGGTAAAAAAGAAACAAAAGGAACTACCACGAAAGTGGTAGTTCTTTCACCCGAAGAGCTTCAGAAGCTCTCTCCGGAAGACCTGATGAATTATGCTTCATCATTGGGCGAAAAAGCAGCAACGTTGCAATCATCCAATACTGAACTTGCTGCAAAAGTAAAAGAAGCCACCAAAGATGTGCTTCCTTCTTTCGATGTAGATGCTGATGAAGAGCATGATATTGAAGGTGGCACCTATCAATTTACTTGCCCTACGTTCCATTGGGATGATAACCGCATCATTGATGTGCGCGAGCTGATGGCAGAAACGGAAAGCAAAGACAAGAAGGTAGCTGAAGCTGCGCAGGCTATTCTCGGCCACCTGGTGGCACGTAAGAGCGGCATCATAGCAAGAAAGGAGGACTAACCCGATGAATGACTTACTATTCGCACAAGGGCAGGATAACCTCGCGGGGCTTGTAGATAAAATCTACATCTGTGCCTCTGAGGATATTCTTACTGTGCCTGCCCTGACTGCCGCCACCAGCCTTAAAACTGCTGCCGACATTGTATGTAAAACAGGTAAGAAATTCGCACAGATCTACATCACGGATGAAACTGGTAAAGTGGAAACCAAATCAGTTGGTCCTCGTGATGGCAAAGGTCGCGAAACGGTTTTATCCGGTCGCCACCCTGCGCTCGGCCATGAGCTGGAAGATTTGATCAGGCAATGCCAGAATACACCATCGGTGTTGATCTATCGCCTGGCACGCAATGGCAAAATGTTTGCGCTTGGACTAAACCAACCTGACATTACTACTACTGCATTGTCTACTGATATCCCTGCTTATTTTGAGACTGGTGACGCAAGTTCTGGCGAGAAGCGTGCCGATCAAAACGGTGCATTGCTCAGCTGGAAGTTTGGTTGTGCCCATGGTCCGATCGAATATGGTGGCCAATTAGCTTCATTGTTATTGCCAGGCGTGTAAGATCTTAGTTTAGGTTTAGGATGATTGTTGAAATCCCCTTCATAAATGGAGGGGATTTTTACGTGTTAGGCCGTCCTACAAAATACCTTCAGGTGTGCGCCATCTTTGAAGTATGGCACAGATATCCATTGAGCGCGTTTTGCATCATTTCGACAATACTGTGGATGAAGCAACAATGGATGTAAATGAATATGGCATCCGATTCATTACTGCAGACGGCAGGCTGCGCACGATGCGGGCCCGAAAGCTAACAAAGGAACCAAGACGCCAGTTGCGCTCAGCGTTGCCTTCACGAGGTGGTATCAGCTACAATCTGAAACGCAACAGCACTATGATGATGGAGGATATCGATCGCAAAGAACCGCGCGCAGTAAAAGTGACGATGATCACAAGCTTCAAAGAAAAAAATTCACCCTGGCTAACTGTATTTCATTGATGACAGATAACGGCACGATAGAAAAAGAAAAGGCAGGAGATCAATCTTCCGCAATAAAATATTTAGGCAGTAGCCTTTGGTTTGGTGAGCGAAGTGGTGGCATCTACGAAACCACGAAGAAGGAAGTAGAGCCCGATAGCCAGGTTCAGGTTGGAAGTATCACAGGTAAACCCTGGGCGTATTGGGGACATGATAACAATTACCCACAGCGATTGATTAATGCTGTGAAGAGCGATCCGGTGGCAGGCCTGCTAGAGAAGAAAGCGGCTTTTCACTATGGAAAAGGATTGATGTTTTACAATCAGGATGTTGATGAAGAAGGTAACGAGAAAATTACAATAGTACCTAACAAACAAGTTCCTAAGGAGATTCTCGACTTCATGAAGAAGAATAAGTGGAAGAAGTTCATGGAGGGATGCATTGCCGACTATGAATGGTGGCATATGTATTACGTGCAATATATATTTAGTAACGATGGTAAGGTAGTTCAAATAAAATGGCAGCGAGCTAAAGATATTCGCCCGAAAAAAAGGAATCCGGATACAGGAGAAATAGACAGTTATTTCCTTTCAGGCTTCTGGCCATTGCCAATTCAAACGGATAAAGACTGGCAGTATGCTGAAATCCCAGCTATTGATATTATAGACGATACAAGTAATAAATCAGGCATTTATTGCCACAGTTCTATAAGCATTGACAAGGATTATTTCAATGATCCGGCCTGGCATGGCATTACGCGATGGCTTTATATAGCCAGCAAGATCCCGCGGTGGGTACTTGCCAATATAGATAACTCGATGAACCTCAAATATCATGTTGAGATTCCTTACAAATATTTTCTTGATCGCTGCCCTGAAGATTCCACCGCATACAAAACGGATGCTGATCGCCAGCAAGCCATCACGGATTTAATTGAGAAGACATTCAAGAAAATGGATCAGATGCTGGCGGGTGAAAAAAATGTACACAAAGCATTTTATTCTTTCATCAACCTGCTCGAGGATGGGCAGCCAGCACCAGGATGGAAGATTAATGTTTTAGAAAATAATGTGAAGAGTGAAGAATGGTTGCGTGCGTATGGCACTGCAGCTATCGCCATGATCAGTGGTATAGGATTAAGTCCAAGCATTGCAGGATCCATTCTGCCAAACGGTCTTGGCCAGGGAAGTGGAAGCGATCTGCGAGAGCAATTTAATTTTTATATCCAGGTGATGACTACACGGCCGCGCGAGATTACACTCGAGCCCTGGGAGTTTATAAAAATGAGAAATGGATGGCCTGATGATCTTCATGTGGGCTATCGCGATATCGTGCTGCAGAGTGTGGACCAGAACAAGAGCGGCAATGCGGTTCAGAACGAACAATCGCCAACAAGCGATAAACAACAATCAAACACCATGAGCGTATGAGCCTGATAACAACTGTAGCTGAGCTGAAGCAATACATCCTGGTAGAAGACAATGCCAAGATTAAAACCTTGCAGCCGTTCATCGACCAGGCAGAGCAGCTGTATATGCTGGACCTGTTGGGAAAAGAATTTTATAATGAGTTCTTACCATTGTATGAAGCCTCAGTGCAGAGCTCTAGTCCTGTGGCATTGAGTGATGACAACAAAAAATTGTTGCCTTACATTCAGCGATGCGAATCATACTATGCCCAGCTGCTGGCAATCGATCAGCTCAGTGTAACATTTGGAGAGCTTGGCATCCGTGTACATCGCAGTGAAGACAGCGATGCTGCATCGGACCGGAAGACGGAGAAGCTTCAGGTAGGTGCATTGAAGAACGGAGATCTTCATGCCGACAAACTGCTTGAATTTTTAGAGCAGAATGCAAAACCAAATCCTACCGAAACAGATTGGACGGATACATTAACTTTTAAACTCGATGGCACCGGTGACGGAAAGTTTTGCATTCAACCTGATACGGATGATAAGGTCCGTTACTGGCAAACGAAAATTGATGACAACATCAATAATCAACCGCCAACAGATCCGCTAACTACTGAAGATGCAAACTGGATAGAGGTTCCATCTGGCATTTATGCAACCTGGTTCAGCTCACCGGCCAATACCAGGAACAGCGGTTACATCATCTACGGCACCGCGATCGCATCGAAGCATATTGATATCGGAAGCAGTCGAAGATTGTTCCTGAAACTTCGCGCGAAAATTCAGGATGTTGAAAAAAGGATTCTACCGAAACTGGTAAGTCCTGAACAATATGCAGAGCTGGTGGATGAGTTGAAAGGTAATACACTTTCGGATGAGAACAAGTCACTGATTGAATTGATCGAGCCAATCGTGTGCAAGAGAGCACTGTACATGCAGCTGCCTTTTTTGAGTGTGTCAATCTCTGCAGACGGGTTATGGCTTTATAGCGACTTCAACCAGCTGCGCGACCGGTGGTTCCTGGCCAGCGATGATGATGAAGACGATTTGCGTTGTCACTTGAAGGATGAAAAGGACTTCGGATATCTGGCCGATGAACAGCGCCTGCGAGCCTTCATGCTGGATAACATTGAAGATTATCCGCTAATCAAACAGAGCGGCATCTACACCGTGCAGCCGAAACCAGGCCCTACTTTCCAGCCACACAATCATGAAGGCAATAAACATTTCATTGCATGATCGTACTGGAGAAGTACCGGCTTCCGGAAGTAGTGGATAGGAGCGAAGTTGAAAGGTTTAAATTGAAGAGCTCAGATAATTATCTGAATGTTCCAATTGAAGTGATTCAGTTCATTGAAGCGATCGATAAGAAGCTAGGAGATTTTTCGCAATATGGAAGAGAACGAGTGCATATAACGGGCAAAGATTTATTGATGTGCGGAATGACAGAATGGTATGGTGAGCGAGTAGATATATTTTGTTGTTACTGGCTTAATGTGCCGAAGATGCTTGTAGTCGATTATAAAGCTACGATGCACCGATTGTTTAAAAGAAAAGGTAAGCAAGGATTGATTGATTTCTGTAAGGCAAAAGTCAAGGAAACAGAACTGGAGCAAGTACTTGAAATTTTGAGTGTACAAGTTTTTAAACAGGAACGGCCAGAGTTTAAAAGAATGCTTCAGCAGATTGAGGCATCAAAGAAAATTGAACCTGTAATCAGTGCATGAGAACATATCAAGTAAGCGATCTCTTTTACACCGACTGGCAGCAGCTGAGCTACAAGGCCCGGGCCTTCGTGTTTTCATTGCATCAACAATTGCTGCAGATGAAATCAGGCAGCATGGAATATGGTTTCACTCTGATATCGGTGATGCGCAAACTCCGGAAAAGCCGGCGCCTGGTTGATCGGGTCAATGAAGAGCAGGTAGTAGATATCTACAATCAGCTAAAATATCACTTCTTGGTAAAGCCCTGGTACGATTTTCCCAGGATAAAGAATTGGCGGGCACCAGAAGAGAAGATGGCCACTTGCTCATTTGATCAGTTCATCCATGCTGACAATGAGTTTACGACTTACCTGGCCACCGAAGATCCCAAATTTTTAAAGAGGCTTGCAATCACACTCTATCTGCATCGAACAGACTTGTCATTTGATAAAGATAAAGTAGAGAGTAGAGAGCATCTGTACTCAATCAAGCAGCACGAAATAGAATTGATCTTCTTCACATACCTGCATGTGCGCGATTTTGTGGTGAAGCGCTGCAAAAATCTTTTGCCACTACCACCAAAATCGGAAGAGGAGACAACACAAAATCCTGTGCCGAGCGGCCGGATGTGGCATGAGATTAAACACTCTGCCGCGCGCACGCTGGTGTTCGGTTCATTTGATGAGCTTGGCAAAGCCAATATGTATGACGTGCTGGACCATTTAGAATTATTATCTAAACAGAATCAAAATGCCAACGCTTAAGCTCACAGGATTATTAGCCTATAAAAATTATTTTGCAGACATCGCTGCTCAGCATGTAGATATCCTTGGTTACAAATGGGGAGAGAAAAAAGATGTGCAGAATGACAACGCGAGCGATGCAACAGCAAATTATCTGTGGGCCATGCCTTATGAAAGCGCCCAATACAACGATACCTATAGTGACAACCAGCACAAAACTAAAATAGCAAAAGTTGCATATCTGGAAGTTCGCGACAGCGCATTGTTTACCGATGAAGATGCTCAGTTCGAAAGATGCGAAGCGCGCATGGAAGAAATCATTGCCAGAATATTGCGCGACAAAACAGGATTGAATGTAGCCGGCAATTGGACAATGATTGCTACTACTATCAGTTCGTGGAAAACATCACCGGTGTACATGAAGATAGGCTCAACGGCCTGGCTCGGTTATGAATTGGAGATGACATTTATTGACAACACAAACCTGGCTTACAACGCAGCCAAATGGAGGGATAGCTGATGGCGATACTGATTACAAGCGGCAATCTTAACACCCTGGGCAATGCAGGGAACTTTGAAACGGATCCTAGCACCTGGGGATTTGGTGGTGGTTTTCTTTTCTCAATATCCAGATCAAATCTTTATTCTTCGAAAGATTCCTACAGTTGCAAGTGTGTGGTGAATGATGAAGGCGATGGCTTTGGCACTTGTAATTCTTATGCGAAAGCGAAATGGACTCCGGAAATCGGTAAGCGTTATTTTATTAAAGCAAAAATTTTCACGACAGCTGCATTAAGCCCTAGTGGACTAAGTGAATTCTTTTTAGAATATGAGACTGTAGGGTTGTCTTTTATAAATAGTGTGAATCAGCCGGTCGCTGATTTTACTGGTGCGTGGAAGCAATTAGAAGTATATGTGGAATGTACCATGGTTGGTACAGGAGTCCATGAGGTAAACGTGAGAGATGGGCTTGCCGATGGATCTCAGTTTCCGAATTGCGTAACATTTGTAGACGAGTTTGAAATTTATGAATACATAGATGTAGTTGCTCCGTGCACACTTGTGCTTAATGCTGCTGGCACTGTTGTAACTAATGAAACCGCACCTGGTGCAAATGATGGATCGATCACGGTGGCCATCACCGGAGGCACAGGCCCATTTGAATACAGCAAAGATGGAGGTGCAACATGGCAACCAGGTAATGCATTTGCAGGCCTGGCTCCTGCAGTTTATAATATCGTGGTCCGTGAAGCTGCTCGTATTGGATGTAACAGCACACAAACATTTACTGTCAATGCTTTTGCATACTCATGTACGCTTGTGCTCGATGCTGCCGGCACAGTTGTAACAAACGAATCGGTACCAGGCGCTCATGATGGATCGATCACGGTGGCAACAATAGGTGGCACGGGTCCATTTGAATACAGTAATGATGGAGGAGCAACTTGGCAACCAGGTAATGTATTTGGAGGCCTTGCTCCAGCAATTTATACGGTAGTCGTGCGCGAGACTTCTCATATTGGTTGCAATAGCACACAAGTTTTTTCTGTCAATGCATACGATTATGCTTTCTCATTCACCACATCAAAAAATGATGAGACAATTTTAGGAGCTGAAGATGGATCCATAACGATTACTGTCACCGGAGCTGTGGCACCTTTCACTTATAGCGATGACGGAGGGGCTTCTTATCAAGGATCCAATATCTTCACAGATCTGCCACCAGGTGTTTATACAATTGTAGTGAAAGACAATGGTGGAATAACAAGGGCCACGAATGTTACCATCTTAGCCGGGGCTGTTTTGTTTGACAAAGTATGGCACAACAGAAATCCTGTTACCCTTGCAATGAATGCTCCGGCCGGCTGGGATGCTATCGATAATTTCAAGCTATACGATGACGTGCGCGTGGAAGAAGTTGCAGGGTCTGGAGTATTTGTTAGCGAAATGATCACAGCACTCACACCCTTCAGTGATGGTACGGTTACTTTCCAGGTGAGCGAAGCTTTTCGTGATGTGCTGAAAATAGTAGTTGACATGACAGACGATATCATCAGGCTTACTGACCGGATCAAATTCTTTAAGCATTATACAGGTCAGATCTCCGGAACAAGTGATGTGCCCGGCGCACTTACTCCGTCATTTCCTCACCTGGTTATTTTAGGAGGGATATCTAAAGAGAAATTTCCAACGCAAAACTTTTTTAGCACATTACACACCACAAAGAAATTCTTCAGCTGGGCCCCGCTCACGAAGTTGGTGGACCGCCAACAGCCTGACTTTTTAACCTATTTCATTTTTGGATTAACTACTACTACGCTGAAGCTGCAGGTGAAAGCGTATTATGATGACGAAACGAATGAGACTGCAATAACATTTACGAAGGCCGGAGTAGCGTATGGACAGCTTTATCAAATGCCGGCAGGACCGGTGAACAGTGGCGCAATCCTTATTGATCCAACAAAGAATCTTGTAGCCTATGATATCAGCCTGCTTAACCAGCATGATTCACTTATAAGTGAAGTAAGGAGTTATGTGCTGGATCCCATCAGTCATCCGAGGAAACGTTACTTCATGTTTTTGAATTCCCTGGGCGCATTTGAAGTGATGAGATTCACTGGTGTAGCTGTCCATCAAACCGAAGTGATCAAAGATGAAGTGGTTAAATATTTGCCTTTAGGATACAATGCTACTGATGGAGAGATCGAAGTGAACAATGCAAACTTCAGAGATGCCCACAGCTTTAGTACAGGCAATGATCTGACGAAAGACTGGCAGAATTACTTAAAAGATTTACTGATCAGCAAACGTGTTTACCAGATCGACAATGGTAATGTTCACCCCATAGTGGTGAGCGCTGCTACCTACTCATTAGATGAAGACCAGAATTATGATCGCTTTATCCGGTTTACGGCCAAGGATGCATTTATAGAAGAAAGCTATACGCCATGATTGGAATAAGGGTAGGTGACGAATTTCTGGATGTTGCAACCGACACAAAGGTGAGCTTGACATTGATGAATCCGCTTTTCAATGAAGATAATTTAAGCCCTGGTAGTTTTTCATTTCCGTTTGACTTACCAGGTGAAAACGTGAGCCCTAAAAATAGCCGGGTATTGAGCAACCCTGATGTAATGGAGAACCTGATGGGCTCCAGAAAGTTCGATTCTGAATTATTGATTCGTGATATTTTGATTCAGCAAGGTAAGCTCGTTGTGAGCGATGCTCCGGAGGGCAAGATTACTAGCAATTTCCTTTTTGGTTTGAACACGGTGAGCACCGATTTCAAAACAAAAAAGATAAGAGATCTGATTGCTGAGACTATTACCATTAGTGCTAATCCTGTAGGCAAAGCAGTCTATCTAAAACCAGGCGTTGGTGTTGTAGCTCCTTTTGCTCTTCAAATCAATGGCAATAGTTTTTCATCAGTTGACCTACCAACCCTTACCGCTGATATCAATGTTGACACCAATGAGCCAAAAGCAAAATGTACTTACGTTGCTGCAGGCTTCACACCTGGTGGTATTGCCGCTCCGTTTTTGAAGATCGAACCGTTTGTCAATCCAGGAGATCCTGTTTCTCAATTATCAGTAACAGCATCCGATGAGAATGCAAATGCGTGGGTTTATGAAGCGTTTGACATGACCACGTATTATAATCAGTTCAGAGATTTTCTTGCGCCTTACTGGTCCGGAGTTCCACCAGATGATAAGATCCGTTTCCCTTTTGTATTCAATGAAGGCATTCAGGATCCACCGATCAAGTCGCGAAATTTTGTAAACGGAAAAGGTGCTGCAGGCCTGGTGACAAACAAGATAACGACAGGAGTGTTCGCTCTTTCTTCTTTCCTGATCGATAATAAGAACAGCGTGCAGCCCTTTATTCGGTTGCGTTATGTGCTCGACAAGATCCTCGAGTACTTCAATCTGGAGATTGATGGTGACTGGGTTAATGCGGATGTGAACAACATGCTGATCTGGAATACCACACCACTTGATACTCCGATGGACTTCATCGGCAACAAACAATTCCTTTTTTGGAACAGAACTATTGACGTGAGTTTACTGGTGCCTGATCTGACGGTACTGGACTTTTTGAAGGCGCTGCAGAACCGCTATAACCTCGGTATTTATTTCGTCAATGGTAAAATGCGAATCGTAAAGCGCGAAGCAATTGCAAAACGGTTGCTTACCTATAACGATATCACATCATTGGCAGGCCGAATAGTAGGAAAGCCTGACTATCGTGTAACCGGAGTTGCACTCAGAGCTCCTAGGGATGACAAAGATTTCATTTCCGTGGTTGATGAATTTACAGTGGGCGTTGCAGAAACAATCTACGAGACTCAGCTGAGCGGAATGGGCACCTCTGATAATATTCAGTTTTACCTCGATGGAAATTTAATCACCGGATTCAAAGCGCAGCAGAAACAGTTAGAGAAATTTAATCTGAGAGTTTTCTACGACAAGGGAATGGTAGGAGATGTTTATGAATACAACGGTGCCAGTGTTAATGCCACTACTTATAATGAACAGTTTGCCGGCGTGAATGGAGTATATGAAAAATTTTGGAAGTACTGGTTGCACTTCGAGATCCGGAGGCGAGGCGTGAAGCTGCCGGTGCGGTATGGCGTCAGACATTTGAATAAGATCGATTGGGAAATGAAGCAGGTAATCGACAGAAAGCGTTATTTGATTAAGGAGATTGATGTGGAAGTAACTGCCACAGGACTGAGCGTAAGCAATGTTGAACTTTACACCATGTTCTGATGTACAGCGACAACCTCGTAATCAAGCTCAATATGATCGCCCATCAATATAAGGACTTGATCAGCCGGAGTCTTAACAAAATACTGAGCGATCCAAAATATCGCAACACCGGTGCGAGCCTGGCCAGCCTTCATGTAGATGTGATAGATGGAGACAACAAAAAATCTCCACAGGTAATTATCAGCTTCAGCGATTCATTGAATGTGCTCGACAAGCGCAAACTGCAATGGACTAAGCTGCCACCGGTGAAAGATTTAATTGCCTGGGCTGATACAAAAGAATTCACTGGACCAGTACCAGGTTATAAGACGGGTGAAGCTCCGGATCTCTCTCCGGAGAAGAAACGGATTCGTGTTGCCTGGGCGATCGCGAAGAGCCAGCAAAAATTTGACAAGTGGAAACCAAAGCCCTGGAGAAAGCGAAGCCTGAGCGCTGTCCTAAAGGAAATGAATCAGGCGATACTAAATTCATTCGCTCAAGCGATCGATGAAGACATTCAGGCAGGCATAGATAAAGCAGTATAACCATGGCAGAGATCGTAATCAAACTTGTGAATGGAGATCTGGCCGGCCAGACCGCTCAAACCCTTTCCAAAAATTATAATGAGGCCGCGCTGGCCGCGAAGAAAGCCGCGATCGGAACACAGGAATGGGTAGATGCTCAGGCCAAACTCGGTGATGCCAAAAAACTTTTGCAGGATAACAAGGATCAGATCGAGGCTACTACCAAAGCCAGTGGATCACTTAAGCAATCTTTCTTAGGAATACTTGACCAGATACCAGGCTTCAGTCAGATCCGAAGTGCGATGCAAGGAGCTACCAGTGGAGTAGGTGGCCTTACTTCTGGCTTTGGATTTTTGAAAGGAGCGATAGCAGCAACCGGCATCGGGTTGCTCGTACTGGCAGTTACAACACTGGTAATGTGGTTCAGCAAAACAGAAGTTGGTGCAAATGTTTTGGGTGGTTCTATGCGCGCGATCGGCGCCATAGTAAACGTACTGTTCGGAAAATTAATGGAGATAGGCAAGGCGCTCTTCGCAGCTTTTCAAAATCCGAAGCAGCTGCTGATTGACCTGGTTGACTTCATCGGAAATAATTTACTGAACAGGCTCAAGGCATTTGTTGTGATCTGGGATGGTATCAAAAACTTTGATCTCAAGAAAGTAACGGATGGATTTATACAGTTGGGAACCGGTGTAACGAATGCTACTGATAAACTCGCTGCGCTGGGTAATGAGATCGGAGAGGCTGCCAAAGAAGGATACAACTTCGTGCAAGTGATGGATGATATCGAGGACAGGCAGGCAGCGATGGAAGTCACTGCGAAGAAAAACGAGAACCTTGTCAATCAACTTTTACTGCAGGCGAAGAACGTTGGGAAAACATTTGAGGACCGTATTGCTATTCTCGACAAGGCCGATGCTATTACACGCAAAAGTTATGCTGCACAACTCTCTCTTTCTGCTGAATATCTGAAGGCGGTAAATGCGGAGATCGATGCTGAGAAAAAACAGCAGGGTGTAACAGAGGACACTGACGAGATGCGCGACAAACGCAAGGATGCTGAACTAAAATATTTAGAAATCCAGGGCCAGGGAATTGAGCTCGAAGAAAAAATTGCCAATCGTAGGGAGCAGATCCTGGGCAAACAGGAAAAGGCCGATGAGAAGACTGCAGCTGCAGAGAAGAAGCGACTGGAGGATGAAGAGAAAGCCCGGCAGAACATCCTCGAGCTTCGTGCGAGCGACCAGGAGAAAGGTGAGAAGCAGGAAATTGATTCCATCCTTGCAGCGACAAAAGGAAAGATCGATGCACTTGTTGGTAGCGAATCACAGATCACTGAGCAAAGAGCATTACTCGAGGATATTGCACAACGCCAGATTCAGGCGGTGAAAGATAAATATGCTGAGGAAGCTGCGAAAAATTTAAGAAAGCAACTGGATGTTGAGAATGAAACAAAGCTCACTGCAGAGGTAGCTATTCTCAATGACAAGTTCCTGGCTGGTCAGATTAGCAACCAGCAATACGTTGCGTTGAGCGAGAAAGCTGTGCGTGATAGTGAGCAAAGAAAATTAGCTATCATCAAACAGTCGGTCGGCACACAGACCAAGGAATATCAAGATCAGTTTAAAAAGATCCTGGATCAGGATGCCAAATTTGCTGAGCAGCATGCTAAGCAGGTTACCCAAGCAACAGCGAGTACAGCTAGTACTCTGGCAAATGTGTTCGGTGAATTGGCAGCAATGCAGAACCAGGGAAGTGAGGCAGCAAAAGAATTGATGGTGGCCCAGGCAATAATGGCGACAATTTCAGGTTCTATCAATGCCTATACTAGCACCGCCCAGATTCCAATTGTAGGGCCTATCCTTGCACCTATTGCTGCAGCTGTGGCATTTGCCACAGGCATATCCAACGTTAACAAGATCAAAAATACACCACTACCAAAACAGCCTGCATACCAGAAGGCACAATATGGTATGGTGCTGAGCGGACCAAGCCATGCGGATGGCGGCATTAATGTGAACGCTGAAGGCGATGAACTGATAATGACCAAGGGTGTATACAGAGATCCTATGCTTCGGTCCATTGCCAGCAGATTGAACGTAGCTGGCGGAGGGATAAGCTTTGAGACAGGAGGGCCTGTGAATCCATATAGTGACGCGAGCAGGGCTCCAATGGCAAGCAATGCAGCCAATAACCGATCCGGATCAGACCTGATTGATTATAACAAGCTCGCAGCCTTTATGGATGCCCAAATGGACAAGAAGATCAAAACCATCAAGGTCATAAATGTGGCGACAGAAACGGAGGCTACTTTGAAGACCATAAACGATATCAAAGCCGAAGCAAACGCTTAGCGTCACCCGCGTCCTAAGAAATGGCGACGGGTTGTCGCCATTTTTGCTTTCATGAAGTTGAATGTTGGAAAGGCATTAGCTGCAGAAGCAGAGCGTAAGGCAAAACCGGTCCCTATTCCGGTGATCAGAAAAAAAACTGCAACAGCTACGACTTCAAACGCAGGCCTGACAGAACGAACAGTGATCATCAATGCTGAAGATCTTCAGATGCTCGACAAATCAAACGATCTCCTGGATAATATACTGATCGGGCAACTCGAGGCCGAAAGGCATTCATTAATGGTGGACCGTAAAAAACTCAGCACCCGGACGGCCAACCTGGTAGATGAAATCTATCAAAGCGTAAAAGAAAAGGAAGGAGCTGCAACTGCGGAAGAATTCATGAAGGGGAACATCCCTGCAGCTGAGCTAAAAGAACATTGGTCCAGGATCCAGTACTACACCGACAAGCTCGTGTTGATTTACGATCGCATTGAATATGTAAGGCAAAACGGCAAGCTGCCTGATCCGGTACCTGGACCAGAATTATTGCCCTCACAAAATGTTGACGTGGCTGCAATCACCTGGGAGATCCGGAGGCTTGATGATCTCATCCACAAACTGTCAAAGAAGCTCGAGCAGGCAAATAGCGGAATTAAGAAACCAAAGAACTCAGATCGCACAAACACCTGGAGAACTACAATGGCTATGGCAGAAGCGAAAAGGGACGATTTGAAATTTAAACGTAAACAGTTACGCAATGCCTGAAGAGAGCGCCCTGGTACAAAGCAAAGAGATAGCTCCACGAGAAGCTAATAAGACCAATGACTCCACGTTCGATCGCATTTATAAATACATGCACAGCAAGAGCCGCATCGAGCTTACAACTGATGAAAATAAAATCATGACCAGGTGGGAAAAAGCGTGGCTGTTATTGTGTAGACATAGGACAAGAAATGCTGTTGCGTCATTGTTGATGAAACTTTACGATGTAGGTCAATCGACCGCCTACGATGATGTACGCAACGCAATGAATTTGTTCAGCGATCCGCGTGATGACATGAAAGCAGCAAAGCGAGCAATCGCTGAAGACAATTATCTGAAGGGAGCTGACAAAGCATGGAAGCAGGGGGATCTCGAAATGCACAAAAAGTATTTGGACGGCTATGCTAAAATCAACGCACTTGAAAATGGTAAAGAAGATCTCCTTCCGGATATGATGAAGAAGCTCCGGGCAACTCAAATTATTATCCAGGTGAAAAAGGAAGACTTGGAAGCTGAAGCAGAGCGATTGAGAGCTGACATCGCTGAAGATGTCGATTACACAGAGGCGGATTGAAAGAGAAAATCAAAAAGATAAACCGCTACCTTAATCCAGTAGCTACTTTGCATTTAATCAACAATGCAATCTATAACGTGCTCATCGCAGCTCGCGGATTTTCAAAAAGCTTTACGAACGGATTGAAGCAGGCCAGGAAAGTCGAACTGATGCCGAGAAGTCTCGGATTATTCACTTCTCCGACTTACTCGATGATCTACAGCAAAACTTTGATCCCAATGAAAGCTGCCTGGGATCAACACATGGGATACATTGAAGGAATTCACTATGTGGTTGGGAAAGCACCGCTAAAACATTTCGATAAACCATACCACCGGCCGCATCGATACGAAAACGTTGTAACTTTTTGGAATGGTAGATCGATTGTCTTCGGAAGTTTCGACCGGCCAGCACTGATCTCCGGAGGATCCTATGATGATGCCGACAACGATGAGTGTTACCTGATCGATAAAGAGGATTATGACAATTACGTAATTCCGACAATGCGCGGAACACATCCATCTTTTCGAAAGTGTGAATTGCATTTGAGGCAAACTTTTACGAGTAGTATGCCATTCAGAGGACAGGGTGACTGGCTCCTCGATTTTTATGCAAAAGCAAAAGCAAATCCTGAGATGTACGGTTTTATTGGATGGGAGCCGAACGCAAAAATTCAATTGGGCAGCATTTGGATGAACGTTGAAGTTTTGGGAAAACAGGCAATACTTTCTCAGCTCGCAGAAATGAATGAGACATCTGCGCGAGTGATGTTGCTAAATGAGAAAGTGAGTAATTGGGGAAATTTATTTTATCCGGTCCTAGGCAAGAAACATTGGTACACACCAAAGGCCAGTGATATTATCATCGTGAAAAGCCTCAACTTAGTGGCAGCTGCTGTGCGTGATGCATCATGGGATGAAGGATCTGATGATTACAATCCGGATAAGCCACTAAACATTAGCCACGATTGGGGTGTGTTTAATTGTATCACTATTGACCAGGAGTATCATAAGGAAGTACGGTTCATCAATGCAATGCATGTACACAACCCCAAGATACTTACCGACCTGGCAGATGAGTTCGCTGACTACTACCGCATGCACAGGTGCCGAGTTGTATATCAGTATGGTGATCGTGCCGGCACTAACAAGCAGGCCAATGCGAAGCGTAACTACTTCGATCAGTTTGCTGACAGGCTAAGAGATAAGGGATGGCGCGTTGTAAGAAAAACAACAGGCCACGTTGAACATCTAGATCGCCATCTGTTCATTAACAAACTGCATGCTGAAGAAGACGCTCGATTGCCGGTAATTAGGTACAACAGTAAGCTTAGTGATTTTAGAATAGCACTCGAGAGCACGGGCATGAAGGATAGTAAGAAGGACAAAAGCAGCGAGAGCAATCCATCAATCAAACCTGAGCACTCTACCCATTATACTGATGCCCACGACTACAGGCTGTACCATGGCTTGAAGAACAAAGAGTCATGTGGTGACTCATTATCGTCTACATCCAACCTTTGAATTCATATATGTCTTTAAAAATAATTGGCGACAGCCAGAAACGGTATGG